ACATATATTTTTTTAACCACCAGGTATTAACACCACCAGGTAGACCTGCTAGTAATGGATCTCCGAAAGGATAATGAAACCCACCACTTCTTTTCATATAAAAGTTATTAAACTTAATACTTAACTTGTAAGAAGCATCGCAGTCTTTCATAAAATCTTTATCTTTAATACCTAATAAATTTAACCAGTGATTGATCTGTCCTAACGTGCTTTCTCCTACACCAACAATAGGTGTGTTAGCACTTTCTATCAAAGTAATTTTTTTCTTTGGAAATAATCTAATTAATGTAGCTGCTGTCATCCAACCAGCACTACCACCTCCAACTATAGTTATACTATCTGTCCTCATTTCTAATATCTTTATACCATACTGGAATAGTATATCTAGTTCCTTTTTCTATTTTGTTTACACCATGTGGTATTTCTGCACCTTTGAAAGTTATTATTTTACCTGTCTCTGGTTGTACAACTTCTCTATCTACAAAAGTTTGACCTCCAGTATAATTATCATTTAAATATATAATGCTTGTGTATGGATGATAGTCAAAATCTAAATGTGATTCTTGGTTTTTACCTTCATGCCATTTAACTATCTCAACATTGTTTGGATATAAATGAGGATCTATACTTTGAATATGTGCACAGATTTTAGTATATACATATCTAAATCTATAGTCTTGTAGGAGTGGTGTAAACGGGATGACTTTGTTTCCATGAAAATCTTTAGCTAAGAATCTCCAACAATCCTCATGAAAGTTTATAAAAAACTCACACTCGCTTTTACTTAGAAACGTTAGAATGTGCTGCATTTAAATAAAGTACATCTTGTCTAATAGTGTTAAAATCTAAGTTCCAAGAGATAATTGTTTTTTCTTCTTCAGCTCTCTGCATACATCCTCTGTGTATCATGTGACAAGGAAAAAATATAACATCTCCTTCTTCAGCTTCGTAAAACCATGTTTTCTTTAAACTATTCATATCAACAAACTCTGTAGCTGCGCTACCTTTAGGTTGATTTAAATAATAAACACCTGTGTAGTTAGATCCATGAGTATGCCAGTTATGCCAGCCACCTTGGCTATACCTTTGAAACCATACTTTAAATACTTGCATCTTAGCAAAACCTAGTTCTCTAGCTGCTTCACCCCAATACGGTGTAAAGTATTTCATAAATAATTTTACCCAAGGTCTTTCTAAATCAGCTGAATAAGGCCAGTCAGTCCAACTTATATTATCTTTATAATACTCATCATCTAGCTTACAGTTTTCACCTGGAGCATCTTTTTGTAATTCTAATAATTGTGGTTTTAATTCTTTATGTTCTGCTAACTTAGTGTGCAGCATCATAGATGTAAGTTCTGTTCTTTTAAAATTCATTAGTAATAATTTATATTTATGTTTATTCGTGCTTTATTATTGTCTGTGCAATTAATTGAGTCATGATAATTACTAGGATCAAATAACAACACCCTGTTTCTCACACTTTTTATCAGTGTTTTGTCAGAAAGTAAAGTTCCACCGTTACAAGTGTTAATAGAAAAGATAGCTCCTTTATGTTTAAAAGGATAATCTACATGCATTTCATCAAGGTTCTGCCGACCTTGATTAGGATAAAAGTTAGCTTTGACTCTTATTAATGCGTTTGGTTTTAATTTATTAATCAATGGAACTACAAAAGGAAAGTATGCACTGTTTGGTTTATAGTTAGTATAAAATAAATGCACCATATAAAAGAATGGACCTTTAGATTCATATTCTTCAAAAGAAATATTAGGTTGATAATACCAAGGAAACTCAACATCTCTTAAAATTAGATTGTCTAATTTTACCATCTCCTCTTCAGGTAAAAAATTATCTATAACTTTATAATCTATACCTTCTTGCATGTAGACCACGTTCCTAAAGCAACTCTACCATCAAATAAAGTTTTAGCTGTTGCTTCTGTTTTTTCATTGTAATGTAAAAAACACTGTATGCAAATGTTTCCATCAAAAGGTTCTCTCCAGTGTTCAATATCACATCCTTTATAAATAACTAAGTCTCCTTGATCCATATCGCATTTATCACCGCCCATAAATATAGGCCATCTGTCACCACCTAAATTTAACGTAATACTATATTCACAAGAGTTTCTATCGGTATGTTTTTTAAGATCGTCACCAGGTCGATATATTCTAATAAAACTATAATTAGGTATAAGTTCTTTTTTAACTTCTCTTTCTATAATAGGCTGTAATTGTAATAGTAAACTATCAAAAGCAGCATCTCCATATAAACAATATGTATTAGGATTAGGAACCTGTTCGTCTCCAAAGAAACCAAATCTAAAATCGTATTTAGAAATAAATTCATGTTCTTTTAAAGATGCACACGCCTGACCTTTTATCATTGCGTAGTTACATAAAAAATTACATATCTCTTTACTAATAGCTTGTTTTACAATTATATAATCTTTCATCTAAACATCTTTCCGGTTGCCCAAATTACTAACGAGTATCTCGTTCCTTTTGTAACAGGTAGAACTCTATGCCATATAAAACCAGGAAATACAACAAGAGAACCTGCTTGTTTAAACTTATATTCTGTAATACCTGGATCTCTTATCTCTCTATAATCAAACTGTAAGTTGCCACCTTCAAAATCTGATGGATCATTTAACAAGATAACCATAGATAGTTTTCTAATTAATCCTTTACAATAACCTGATTGATATGGATCTCTACCCATATCTAAATGCCAATCGTAATGATGATTCTCACCACCTTCGTACATTGTAAACTGACAAGACTCAAACTTTTCAATATCATAATTCCAGCCAGCTTGGAGATTTGCATCATCAAAGAAAGGTTCTATTTGATTATATATCCAAGGCGGAGACATAAAAGCTGTTTTACTATTTCTTATTCTTTTATTTAATTCGTTCTCGTCACCTATTTTACCCTGCTCTGTTCCTTGTTCTAGACCTGTTTTTATCACTTCATCACAGAAATGTTTGTCTATTCCTTTGTCCCAAAACCAGTATTTAACTCCAAGATTCATTTATATTTATTACCATTCGCCTTTCATTTTCTATAGGATTGCTACCTGCGTGGATAACATCCCCTTTAAATTCTACAAGTCTACCTTTTTTAGGAGATACTCTTTCTACTATATTATAATCTTTATCAAAAAAGAATGTGTCACCATCACTATCATTAACATAATATATTTTAGTAATATGTTCTTCATCCATATCTACATGTGGTTGATTATGACAATCCTTATCGTAATTAGGTATGCGTGTAAGCAGGTTTATTTTAACTCGTATAGGATTTCTAAAATTAAATATCCTATCTAAAGACTCAAATAAACTAGAATTAGGACCTGCAGTGTCGTATACAAAATGTTTAAAAGCATGAGTGTATCGAGTGTTCTTAATTAATTTCTGTAAATCTTTTAAATCTCCAGACACTGTTTCTGGTATATAGAACCAAGGAAACTCATTAGTGCTTAATTTTTTCTCTAATTGATTTTGAACGTGTTCGTTAAAATAGTTATCAGTAATTTTTAGCATCTCCTAAAGGTCCATAATGAAAAAAATGTGTTATTGTATATCTACCTAAACCTTTACCTCTTTTGTCTTCAGGTAAATTAACTGTCTCTACACCATGTAAATAATAACTAGGAAAAGCAATTAACCTATTGTTTTTACATTCGACTCTGTAATTATTAAATGGTTTATCTGCAAATATAAAGTCACCACCAGAAAAAGCTTTAGGTTCTTTGTATAACCATATTAAAACTGTCCAGAAAAAAATATCATGATGTGGTGAATAATAGTGATTGTTTTCGTAATAAGATAATAAAGAATATGTAAGATTAGTTTGTAGAAACGTTCTACTAAACATAGGACTACATCTTTTTATAGCTTCATGAAAATCTTTAGATTGTACTTTAGTAGAGAAATGTAGGATGTCAGATAGGTTTGTACGTCTAGCATCGTGAGTATACATTTGATCTAAATGTATTCTTTTCTGTTCTCCTAAATGCTCGTCTTTCTCATTTGTAGCTACATTACCTGATTCAATAGCACTCTCAAATTTATCATCGTGAGTATAAAACTCTAATTCTTTCCATACTCTTTTTAATTCATCTTCAGAATACCAATCATCTATAATTAAATGTTGAGGTATAGGATGTGGATTACCGCCTGTAATATGCATAAATGTCTTTCTCAGACACTATACACAATAACAATGTAAAGTAAATCTTATTGTGGGACCCAGTTACCAGCTTTAACTAAAGTGTAGACTTCAGCTAATCTCCATACTCCAGGAGCTCCAGAGAACGTCTCAGGCTCTTTAACGGCTATATATCCAGGTTGACCACTAGAACTTGTTGGTCCTGAAGATGTTCCGTGCGAACCACCTCCGCCGCCTCGGTTATCTCCTCCGGGCTGCCCATGTCTTCCGCCTCCCTGTCCTCCTCCAACACCACGGCCTCCGCCGCCACCGCCAAAAAATGTGACTGATGGTGATGCTGTTGGTGATGCAACTGTTAATGGAATTCCTTGACCACCGCCAGTTCTTCCGAGAGCTGAAGTTTGTGCTCCTCCTCCACCTGCGGATGGATCTCCTCCAGATCCGCCAGAGTTTCCGTATCCTGTAAATTGTCCTGATGGTGATTGTGTTGCAGAGCCTCCGCCTCCGCCGCCCATTGCGTGTCCAGCGCCCCCGCCAGATCCGCCTGGTTTAGCTGCGTAATCTCCGCCGTGTCTTCCTCCACCACCGCCTCCGTCTGCAGTGTGGCCATCAAAAGATGAACTTCCACCATTGTTTCCTTTGGTGTTACCTCCAGCTTGTGATCCTGGACCACCGATAGTAAAAGATACTGGCGATCCTGGTAATGTATATGATGAAGCATGTAATACTCCGCCGGCTCCGCCCGCTCCTCCACGGTTTGATCCGCCTCCACCGCCGCCACCGACTAAAACGATTTCAGCTGTAGTTGCTCCTGCTGGAGAATAGGTTCCGCTTGACGTTGCTGTTGTAATTGTTTCTGGATTTACCGCCGGATCATTATCTGGTCCGATGATTCCTCCATTATTTGTATATAATCTAGAACTTCCTAAACTCATTACATGTCCTCCCAAGTATTTGTATCACTATTCCAAACATAGTCAACTCTTGGATCTGCTACTGGGTTATAATCCGGAGCACCTGTACACGGATATCCTAACCATCTTTGATTTTCTTCGTCCCACCAATAGTTGTGTGTTTCGTTTTGTGATTCTGGTTCTGCTATAGGAGCTTCCCATAATCTTGTAGACTCGTTATAAGTCCAGGATGCGTAGGGTTGATCAGGCTTAAAATAGTTATCGCTAGGAAGCCAAGTAAAACCTATGCCTCCATTTCCTCGATTCATAAATGTACCATCTTCAGTGAAGTGTTTACATTTAGATTCGTCCACGCCAACATGCGCTGCCATTTTTGATTCTGTGTCGAGATTAACGTCATCTCCAATCACATTATCAATGACAATGTTGTTGTCGTCTAGAATTGCGTATAACTTATGAGCCATCTCTTCGACCTCCTCCTAAGCTTAACTTAATTCTTCGTAATTTATAGTAATAACTGCGTCTGAGTTTGCGCTCGCTCCAGCTTCAATGTTATCTCCTTCTTCAAGATAGATAGCAGTGTTTTTATCAATTACAGTCAATGTAGAATCTGCCGGTACAGCAATTGTTGAAGCAATTGCTAATGGTGATCCACCTGATTTAGTTATAAATACAGATGCATCAACAGATGATGAACCGTCAATGTTAGCTACAAGGATGTTATTTACTTTAAACACTTTATTAGAAGATGCTGCGTTAGCAAGAATCTCTGTTGTTAGTGTAGTATCTAGAGCTGCTTGTTTTGACTTCGCAGTGATCGTTGATACATTAACTAGATTAGGTGCTGCCATAATTTACTCCTTATTTTTTCCTTTTACCCAAAAACTAAAGCCATTGCAATAGCTTTTCCGGTTGTTGCTAATCCAGATCCATTAGCCTGAACTTCTCCAGTACCTTTTGGAACTAAATTAATACTAATGTTTGTGTCATCTCCCACAGCTGATATAGCAGGATTATTGCTGGTTGCCGCATTTGTCACTTGCACATGGTTAACCGCAGAAGCCGTTTTAGCGAAAACTAATTGCTCGTTAGATGAATCATCGATGATTCCATGAGCGTTGTCAAAAATAATATTATTATCGTTTGTATCTAAGTTCGCTGAAAGTTGTGGAGAAAGATCAGAAGATAAATCTGTGAATGCTGTATCAACAACATTTGTACCATCTGAATAAACCATTTTAGTGCCTTTGTCAGCAGCAGCCCAAGTTACTCCAGTTCCTGAAGTAGTTTTGAACGTTACTGTGTGAGCACCAGTTGTTCCATTATCAACTATAAAAGTTTTTTCGATTGAATCAGGAATAGTTACGTTAACTGCTCCTGCTATTGTACCTGTTAATTTTAAAACAGCGTTTTTACCATTTGATAAAGCACCGTTTGAAAATGTTAAACTTGCTCCAGAAGTAATTCCAACTGCTTGATATCCACCAATTGCTTGTTCTAGAATAAGTAAGTTTGTGTTAGTTATCTGACCCCAAGTTCCTGAGTTTTCCCCAGTTGCTTGTACTGTAAGTTTTAAACTAGCCGATGTAGAGTTCGCCATTTTTTATCTCCAATTCTTAGTAATATTATAAATTATTTTAAATAGTGTCAAACACTTATTTAGGCAGCATTCGTAGGAACTTCCTTCCATCCTGGAGGTGTCGTTGGCGCTGAACCTGTATCGACTGCATTCCAAATCAATACGTTTGTACCAGTTCCTAGGGTATTTGTCAAAGGTAATCCATCAGGGAAAATATTACCATCTGCAGTGACTGTAACTGACCCTAATTGTACAGTTTGTAAGGTTACTCCTGTTACATCAACAAGAGTATTTGCGTCTAAAACAGCCGTTCCTAAAGTGGCTGTCATCGGTAAAGTTCCTAATTGAAGATCAGCATTACCAATAATATTAAATGATGTACCTGAAGCTAAGGCTGCAGCCATAGCATTACCAGTGGCTTCTGCATCAGGAGCAGGGTCCACTCCAGAGAAGTTTTCTAACATGCTCATTACGAGCGTGTTAGTTGTACCATTACCCCATGCAAAATTACCCCATGCAGATTTGTATCCCCAATAACCTACTGAGAATGCGTTTACTTCTGCAATAGTATTAGGCGCTGAAGTTTCATCACCTAAAGCGGCTGTCATTGCAATACCAGTTACATCAACGACTTCAGGATCAAAAGTCTGATTCATCGTCATGGCATTACCAGTGACGTCTTGAGTAAATAGAGTAAATGCAAACTCTTCACCTAACGTTGCCGTTAAAGAATTTCCTGAAAGAGTTAAATTTGAATCTCCATCGAAAGATAAACCTGTACTACCTTCGAATGCAGTTATGACTAGACCGGATGGTTGTACAACTTGAATAGATGCACCCCAACCTTCGACGCCCCAACCATCAGAGCCCCATCCTGTATTAATTTCTGTTGTAATTGAAAGAGTACCAAGGGCACCCGTTAAAGAATTTCCTGAAGTTAAAACATCACCTGCAATACCCCAAGCGTTTTCTCCCCACTCTAATCTTCCCCAACCTGTATTTATTTCTCCTGTAACAGTGATACCACTATTATTAAGAGTCGCTGTAAAACCAATTCCAGTTACTTCAGGTGTTAAACCTGATAGTCCCCAGTTTTCAATACCCCAAGCATCGGATCCCCAACCTACGTTGTTAATCCACTTAGGAGTTGTGATCGCAGCAGACATAGCTTGCCCGCTAACGGAAATAGTATTTACAGCACTATTCCACGTGTTACTGCCCCACGTAAACTGGCCCCAGGTTGTTGCCATAGGAAGTTCTCCTTCCTATTAACCCGAGATCCTTAGAATCGCCGCAGTTGATGTTGGCGCTGGAAACTGAATTGTAAACGTACCAGAAGTTGCTGTCTTATCTGCTCCAAAATCTAAAACACATACACCTGAGTTAGAGAATGATGTGTTGTAAATTAAAGCACCTCTAGCTGTTAACGTAACTCCAGTAAATGATCTGTCTGCAAAGTCACATCTAGCTACACCAGCAGTGATTGAAGTACCTAAATTAGCTAGTAGTCCACCACCTGAAGTGTATTGTCCACTGTTCCCAACTTGTCCAGTTGATGTGAACGAAGTGGTTGCAGAGTTTAGAGTTGCTGTAGAGATATAAAGAGCTAACTTGAACTTATCACCACCAGACTGTGAAAAATCTTGATCACCGTCTAGTAATTGCTTCTTGAACGAATTACAAATCGCTTGTGTTATTGCCATAGTTGTTTCTCCTTAACTTATTTTCCGACTCGAGGAACACCTGATTGATATTCATCTCGTCTTCTTCTTCCCATTTGCTCAATCGCAAATCCTTCAACCACCTGTTTATACTTTTGTTCGTACAATTGCAAGAGGTCTTGTGGCCCTTTTAGGAAGCCATAAGCTTCTACTAGGCATGCATACAATAATCCGTTGGGAAAATTCAAACTAATGTATGTAGTTGTATTTGTAGCCGATAATCCAGGATCTTTCAAGATATAATTTAACTGGATTGTGTAATTAGCATTTGGCGTCGGTGCGAATACGATGTGGTTTTTATCCCACCAGCTATAGTATTTTGGCACCCCTGTATTTTCTGCAGGGTTAAATTCTGACATGAAACTCGTATCTCTCCATTGTAAAAAATCTCTATTGTTGGCCTGACCAACTCCATCAGAATCTACAATCTGAGCAGATCTGATTACTAAAGTATTATCTGGAGTTTGAATAAATCTAGTCCCACTAGCTAAAGCAGCTGTTGCGTATCTTCTGTTGTTATCAGAATCTACATCTCTTAAAATTCTAAATTCAGCATCCTCTATAAAATCGTTTACGATAGCGTCAGTTAAAACTGTGCTTGACACTTCTGTATAATCTCTAATCTTTTGAACTAATTCAGCGTACGTCATGATATACTAATTGTTACACTCCCTAATCTTGTTACTGCTTGTCTTCTACCATTGATCACTCCTGGATCATCAGGAATCATACTATTACTACTAACAGTTTGAAACGCAAAGTCACCAGGTAAAGTTAAATCAGCTACCATATTACCACCACCAATTTGATTTGATGGAAAGTTTTGAGGTCTTGCTTGTTCTAAACCTTGTGGATCAGCTACAAAAGGTTTTGGTTCCAACTGCGGTTGTTTTCTTTCATACTCTGAAATATGTACAAACGCACCATTCCATTCTGTTACCATTTGATTCCAAGGAAATGCTTGACCACTCCTATCTGAAATCGCTAATGCATATTTACCTTTTGCAAACTTTGCCATTATATCTCCGGATAATAAGTTTTAGGTGAAATATAAACGCTAGCTGGAGAACCATCTTCAGCTAATGCTCTTTGTAATTCATCTTCATAAAGTAATTTCATCTCTTGAATTCTTTGCGGAGCTTTTTTCATAGCTATGTAGTAAGCTAAACCTGCACACATACAAGGTACAAATCTATTAACTACATCTGCTTCGTTAGTATAAACCCCTGCATCTTGAATTCTTTTAACATAATAAAAATAAATAAACTTACCAGCTTGTGTATCACCTGGTGTTAAATATAAAGTTATTGTAACTCTATCTATAAATCTTTGAACAAAATATTGTGAGGGTTGACCTGTAGATGTTTTGTTTGAAAAAGCTTGATATTGAGATCTGTTAATTTTTGAAAGCGGTGTATCTACATCATTTTCATTTCTAAAACTTGCTTCAAGAATATCTGAAACCATGTCAACAAAATTTGTAACAGCATCTCCACTGCTGTGAGCTGCTGCCGTTGTATCATTCGCTCCACGTCCAGTTAGAGGACAGATAATATTATTTCCAGAAATAGAAGTATATTCTATAATTTCATTATTGATTTTAATTTTTCCTGTAGGATTCATATTTTTAGTTGAAGCAACAGGAATAGTTGTAGCTGTAGCTAAAATACCAGAGGTTAAAGTAGTAGTTATTCCGTTTGCGTCTCCATCAGAGGGAGATCTAAAAATTGTGTATTGATTTTGACCAGACGCTAAAGTGATCGCAGTTCTATCTACTTCCCAAAAATGCAGACCTCTATTGTCCCATTCTTGAAACATTATATTTAAAGAACGTCTTGCCGATCTTAAATCATTACCAGAATAATCAAAGAGCCCTAATCTTTCAAAAGCTTCTGTTATAATTTCATCGATCGAGAGAAATTTCTCGAATGTACTTGTGCCTGAGAAAGCCACTTAAACCTCCTACGCGTTGCTTCCGCCGCTATGGAAAACAGTTATAGCTGTGATCTGTTCAGTAGTAAATGCAGAGTAAACATCTGTTTTAAATAAAATTGGTACAGGAAAATTAATTGTCATGTCATGAACATGAGCTGCCTTGTTTAATTTTATTTTTGATGTTCCACCTGATCCACCATCTTTAAACTCTAAAACTCCAGCCACGTTAGGACCAGATACATGAACTCCATATACTCTAGTTCTTCCAGACTGAACAGTTTTAGTTTCAGTAGTTACGTTAGTCGCCACTCCATCAATTGATGATCCAAATGTTGTCATTTATATTATCTCCTTAAAATTTTATGCGGGCCCGAAGGCCCACATATAATTACTTATTATTGAGAATCAAAAGGTGTAGCTACTGTGCCATCACCAATTAATAAACCTTCAACCAAATATTTATTTGCTGCAATTGCAGTAAACTTAATTCTTGAACCGATTAAACCACCTGTAGTAGCGTTACCAGCTCCAGCTTCTCCATTTAAATTTACTTCATTGTTAGCCGCTGCAGGTACGAAAAATGCTTTCGCGACTGCAGTGTTATCTACACCAAGTGAGATACCACCAACAAATTTATCAGCAGTGTTTGCAGTTTTAATTGTACCTGTGAATTCGTCTATAAACACGAGTTCAAAAGTTGTTCCAATTGTGTTTGGATTGTTTGGATCACTTCCAGGTCCTGCTGATGCAGAATCTGCAGATGCATTAATTGCTGGAATTGTAAGTGCAGTTGGAGTTCCGATTGGATCCACTGTTACTATTCTTCCTGCGTGTTCTGCAACATTTAAATCAGTTGCAGCAGTAATTGCAACTGTTGCTTTTGGTCCTATGTTGATAAATCCGTTCTTTGATCTGACCGGACCATCAAATGTAGTATTTGCCATATTATTATCCTCCTAGTTCTGAAACGTAGTCTCTAGGCCGTCGACTATACGCGTCTACGCTTCTGATTTTATGTATAGTGATTAATTTATATACTAGATTTTAGTAGAGTGCAAGAGAGCCTGTAGTGTGAATTGAATTTATTCAACGATGTAGCTTTTTATTAAGTAGCTACTGAAACTTGCGGAGCCGCCTCTTCAACTTTATTAGCTAGATGCTCTTTTTTAGCTTCTGCTAACTTTATATGGCTTAAGACTTCTCTAACTTTTCGGTCTATCTTAACCATATTGAGAGTATATCTACCCTCTTTAAGATGCTCTTGCTCCCACTGTAGATCCAGACCCCTCTTCTGTTTGTAGAGGTCGTTTAAGTGTTGCATCATTTGTTCCATCGATAACCTCCTCATAGGTTATTCTTTTAACTCTAGGATCATTCATTTCTCCTAGGTCTACCCACTTTATATCATTTTGTCCTAGCTTGTCAACTATGGCATTTTCGATATCAAGTGGACCTTCTAAACACGTTATAGTAAAGTCTCCGTGTTTTTGATAGGCGAATATTTGTACTCTGAAGGTTTTTTTGTGCATTTTCTCTTTCTATATTAGCATTGTGTCTTAATTATGTCATTCAAAAAATATCTGTAATGTCTCTCTTTTTGGAGCAGTTGGACTAATAATTGACGTAGAATGAGATACATTGTTTTTATTAATCACCGCAGAGTTGTATTTAGGAACATATCCTTTTATTTCTGTATCTTGTTCATATAGAAATAACCCTCCGTAATCCTTATCCCAGGATTCATTTAAATAAATAGTAGAAGCTAAACTAGAACTATCATCATTATGAAAAGGAATAAAACTACCTGGTAACCATTTATAATAATTTAAGTAAGTTGTAGAATATTTATTAATATCAAAATAATTAGAATAACAATTTATAACTTGTTGTTTAAACTCGGTGTCACTCAAACGAAAAATTTCTACACGTGCAGAGTCTTTTATAATTCTTTGATCCCAAGAAGAATGATTAGAAGTTTGTGGTCTTTCTCTATAAATATATTTTTTAATCTGCAATATTAAATCTGCAGGTAAAAAATCTTTAATAAAAATTACATCATCCATTTTTTCTTTCTTGCACACACTGGACCGTATTTTGAGGCGGACCTAAGCCCGCCTCAGAATGTTTTATATATTACGCACCTTCAACGCCAAAGATACCTCTGTAGTCAGATACACCAAATCTGTATCTTTCTCTAGCTTTGTATCTTACGTTTCCAGTATCAAAGTCACCTTCCATTGCTGTTCTGATAGGTGATCTTTCGAAATACTTCATACCATTAGGTACATCTGTGATTAGATAGAACGCGTCCGTGTCAGTTAAGAAGTTATTAACTCTGTAACCTTGTGGAACCATACCCATAGATACGATTGCGTTGATATCGTTATCAGCAGTTGAAGTTCTACCTTGAGATTTCATTAATCTCTCAGCAGTAAATTGAAGCTCAGAAGGAACGATCATTTTCACTCCTCTTGCTGCAATTTTCAAACCTCTCTCATCTGTCATTTTAGCGATGTCAATTAATGACTGCTCTAATGAAGTTTCGTTAAGGTCTGCTTGTGTGCCTAACGTGTTAGAAACAGTTCCAGCGATCGTTGGGTGGTTTGTTGCAAACAACGAAGAACCATCACCTGATGTGAAAGTTCCAGTTGAAGGTAAACCATTGATCAATGGATCAACTGCTTTAACTTGTTTTGTATTTGCCATAGATCTAGCAAGTGCTTTTGTATATCTAGAAGCAAGTCTGTCATACAAGTTATCCTCGATCGCTTCTTCAGTGATCGCGAATGCAAGCGCAACTGTTTCCATAGTGTATCTAGCTGTGTAAGTCTCTTGAGCTGT